GGCCTGTTTGTGTGACACAGCCGTCGAATGCCGGCGCGCGACGAATCGGCGGATGGCGACCATGTCGGGTGGCGGTTCGTCACGGTCCGCGGCCATGGTGGAGTGCCGCTGTTTCGGCGTCGTTCCAACGTCTTCGCGTCCGTCGCGCCACACAGCGGCCATGTGGATGGGTGGCTGGTTGGTGGAACCCTCGTCTCTCGGCCGAATTCCGCGTCGATGTCTCGGTTTTGGCGGATTTCCAACGCTGAGCCTGTGGATAACTCAAGTTGGGGTGATAAATTCTGTGATGGAATTGTGAAGAGGCCTTGGGCTGAGATGCGAATGTGACGAAAATCACAGTCGAATTCGGTGGTTTTGAGACAAATAGTCACAGCAAGTCCTTGACTTCTGGCGTGTCATGGTGTATTTCGCGTGCGCACGAGGCTGGCCCCTCTCAAAGCCCAATAAGTGTAGTGTGTAAGTGTAGTTATATATGGTGTTGTTGTTGTTGTTGTTGGCCTCTATATATCAAGAGGGCGCGCATGCGCGCGCGCGCGCGCGTATACACCACTCCGGGCATGGTTGTCAAGTGTGTCACATAAAAAGGGCAAAAAAAAACCCTAGAACACTCGCCTACGCTTACTACGGCCCACAAACCGCGTGGAAACCAGATGATTTCCGCCACACCGTAGTTGCGAACTCTTGGCGAGTGTGCTAGGGTTGGAATTACCAACGAAAACAACCATACCACGAAAGGAGCCGAGCATGTGTCACACTTTCCGCAAACCGCAAGACCCGCCGACCCTCAACATCCAGCCGTACCGGAACATCCCAAACAGCCTGGCCCGCGAGGTCAACGGCCTCACCGTGGCCGACCAGACCAGCCCACACACGTTCACCGACGCGCGGCTCCAAACCGTCGCCATGCCCGTCATGGACAAAACCGGCAAGCCACGCTGGGACGACGCGTACTACGACGCGTTCTGGTCGCTCAGAAACGGCGACCTGCGCCTCGACGAAAGCGGCGACACGATGTACGCCCGCGACACCAACTGGCTCGGCGGCGACATGCCCAACACGTGGCATCCAATCAGCAGCCTAGCCGAAGAATTCAGCTTCCCAACCGGCAGCCGCGCCGTCCGCAACCTCGAACCAATGTTCCGCGCGGAAGCACTCAAACTGCCCCGCCTCGTCCGCGGAATGCGGTTCGGCAACACCGCCTTCCACCCGCAAGGCAAGCACAGCGTCATGGTCGACGAGGCCGACGAAAACGGCGCATACCTGTACGTGGCCGACAGCACATGGCTGCACGACAGCAAGAAAACCGCCGAAATCGTCGAACAGGCCAACAAGCTCATCGCCCAGCTCACCGCCGACGACGCGAGCCGCGAAAACCTCCTCCGCATGTTCGCAACCCCCTTCCTCGAACCGTACAAGCATCTCTTCTACGTGTTCTACGGGCACGGCGGCGACGGCAAAAGCTTCCTCCTCGGACGCCTAGGCGACGCCTATCCCGACAAGGCCAGCGGCATCGCAATCAAAGCCCTCAACTCGCCCAGCGTGTTCGAAAGCGGCAACGAGGCGCTGAAGCTCGACGGCCGCTACTGGGTGTACGACGAGGAAGGCGACATGCTCACCGACAAGGACATGGGCATCATCAAACGCGTCGCCACCGGCGACACCATCCACGCGCGCAGCGTCGGCCGCAACAGCGTCAACGTGCGCTCGCAGGCCACGCTCGTCATCGCAAGCAACCATCCACTGGCGACCAGCAACGGCGACGCCAACACGCGACGCCTCGTGCCCGTCATGTTCTCCGGCCGCAAAACCCCGCAGCAGATGCAGCCACTGGCCGACTTCATCGACCAGTACGGCATGACCCCGTTCATGCTCGCGAGCGCCATGCTCTGGGCCGACAAGCCGTTGGACGACGACATCCACCGCGACATCAGCTTCAACGACAGCGAGCGGGACCTGGACGAACGCGCCATGTGGATTGTCAACGAAATCTGCGAGAACGGCTTCGCCGACACGCGCGCCTGCCCGTACCTCGGCCACACGAGCGGCGACACGTACAAGATGCTCGGCGTCGGCCTGCGCAGCAAGCGCATCGACGGACATGTCTGCTCCGTCCGCGTCGTCATCGACGAAGACCGCTTCGCCCCCTACCGCGAACGCTACGAGCAGGAGATTGACGAAATCCGCCTCCCGCTGCTTGAAGACCTGTCCGCGACCGAAGCCCAGACCGACATGGAACGCCGTGTCGTCGAAGACGGCGAAATCATCAACGTCAAAGCCCCCGAAGGCTTCAAGCTCCACAAGGAGCCGACCGACCCGGACAATCCGAAAGCCGTCCGCAACTGGAAGAACGGCGAGCAGGAGGATGTCGTGGAAATCGGCCAAGGCGACGTGTACGCGGTCATCCCGCAGCCCGGCCACATCATCATCGACATGGACGCGCCCAAGGACGACCACAGCCGCCACGGCTACAACATCCTCCGCCCCATGCTCAAACCAACCCTCATGGTGCATACGCCCACGCACGGCGGCATCCACGCCTACTACAGGCTCCCAGACGGTTGGACAGGCAAACTCAAGAACGCCAACCACGCCGACGGCATCCCCGTCGACGTGAAGGTCGACGGACGCGGATACGTTCTCGGAGCAGGCTCCAACATCGAAGGCGTCGGCTTCTACCAGCTGGTAGGCGACGAACAGGACGTGCAGGAAGCGCCAGTCGAACTGCTCAACTGGCTCGTCGAACACGGGTACGGCGTCGAACCCATGCCGAAGGCGGCGGCGACCACAGCAAACAGGGAGACCGCCCCACGCAATGGTCGCCCCGACCTCACGCCCATTCCCGAAGGACGCCGCAACGACACGCTCTACAGGTGGTGTTGGGGACGCCTCCACAACCACGAGGACAACGAGGCCAACATCCACGACGAACTCGCGCTCCGCGGCCACATCAGCGGACTCGGAGACACCGAAATCGAACGCATCTGGAAGAGCGTGAAGGAAACCGCGTGACAAATCCGGTCGGACGCCTGTGCGACATGGGCGCGCGACATGGGGCGGATGTGACAATCCGCCCCACCGGCCGCGGACTGGCATGCGACTTCGAATGCCCACGATGCGGACAAACCCTAGCCGCATGCCAAGTCGCCGAAGACGACAGCATCATGTTCGGACATCGGACTAGAATAAGAACCATGCGCAATCATCGGAAAAACCCTAGGAAAGGAGCACGAATGCATGACACGTTCCTCACAGTCGCACGCGGAGCAATCGCCATCATGGCGACAATCATGCTCGCATCCGCATGGTTCTGCGAATACGCGAACACGCCAGTGCATTACACGACGATTCAGACCGTCGACGAAGGCGGCTTCGAACACGACTGCCTGGTCGCGACCTACAAGAAGGAGATGGAACTTGACTGCACCAATCCAAACGATTGAAAGCCAAGCCCGCTCAATCCAAGAAGAACTCGGACGGCATCTAGAAGCACTGCCCGAAGACTTCGACAATCCGAAAACGCTGAAAGCGCGAATGGACCTGCGCAGGGCGTATAATGCTGCTACGGACATCGTGGAACTCACGATGCGGTTACGATTGGAAAGACTGGTATGAACTTCAAACGACACCTGAACAAGCGAATCCGCCTAGTGGAAGGAGTGGAACCGAATGCGACCGGTACCGGAATGGGAGGCCCTGAAGGCCCGACTGGAAGCGCAGAAGCACAGCAGGAGCCGACAATCACCCAAGCACAGCTCGACGCCATCATCAGCCGAAAGCTCGCCAAGGAACGCGAAAAGCTCGAAGCGGCCCAGAAGGAAGCCGAAGACGCCCGAAAGCTAGCGGAGGAAACCGAGAAGCGCGTCAACGAGGCCCGCGAGAAAGGCATCAGCCTTGGCCTATTGCAGGCGAAACGCAACACCATCGCCGAACAGTACGGATTGAGCGCCGACCTGCTGCCCGACGAGGAAGACAAGCTCGACGCGTTCGAAAAGCAGCTCGCGGCAAGCATCAACAGCCGCACGCGCGTCACGCCAGTGACCGTCGAACCAGCCACCAAGACCCCCGACTGGATGGGAGCGGCGCATGCGTGACATCCGAATCCTCAGCATGATGATGCGCGACGAAAACGTTCCAGCGACCCTCTCAATCTTCGACGACGACATAGTGGTGACAACACCAACGGAGTTGGATGAAAACGAGAAGGACAAGCTGGTAAAACGTTTTGCCGAGCACCTATTGCAGCTGGGACTCGCGATGCACGACCGGAAGGAAAAGAATTGACCGACGAACTGAAGCCGCTCGCCACCGTCGAAGACACCGAGGCATACCTCCGCCACAAAGTGCCAATCGACCTCGTGGACTATGAGGAACGCAAACGCGGAGCCGCATCCAACGTGCTCCGCATGATGTACCGCAACCAAGGCGACGACTTGGACAAGCAGGTCACGGAAGACCCGCTCACCCGCCAAATGGTCGCCGACATCATCGGCGCCAGCGTCGCACAGGACGTAAGCCGCAAAGCATCCATGTCCGACAGCGACACCGACCTCAGCGCGTTCAAAACATTCACCCAAACAGCGGGCGGCTACAGTTTCACCGGCGAATGGCGAGGCAACACGGACGACGTGTTCTTCACCAGCAACCAACTCAAACAGTTGGGCGTCGGACGCGCCACCATAGCAAGGTTCCAACTCTGATGCACTACGGACTCAAAACACACGAAATCACCATCACCACCGAAGACGGCCAACACACCGTCAAAGGCATCGTGACCGCGAACGGGACAAGCGAAGACACAAGCGCATTCGCCAACATGACCGAAGTGGACTCGCTCACCATCCACGTCACCACCCCCGACACGCCACCCGAAATCGACGGCGGCGAACTCGAATACCATGGGAACACCTACCACGTCACCTCAACCAAACCGCCGATAGACCCCGAAAACAGGGTGATGTTCAACCCGTTCAAATGGAGCTTCAACGCGAAGCAGGTGCAACACTAGTGGCAAGACTCAAAGGCGCAAAAATCATGGTCGCCGCACCGAACGCGGCAACCAACATCGTGATGCAGTCGGCGGGATTCCAACAGGAGTCCCGACGCGCCGCGTCACGAATCATGCCACAATTGCGAATGGACTCATACAGGGGCAAACCGCCATCCATGACCACATACCGCACGCTCAGCAGCTTCAAAGGCACGCGCCGCGCGGGAACGGAAATCAAATACCACAAGACGCCGCATTCCGGCGACACGCTGAAAGGATTCGGACTGTGAGCAAAGACAACGAAATCGTCAACGACATCATCAACGGACTGGCCCAACGGCTCGACACGCGCGTATACGACAAGTATCCGACCGTGAAAAACACCACCCAGTATCCGCTCATCATCGTCACCCGCCAGAACGCGTCAGACATCACCCCATACATCCGACACCTGGACATCGCCATCACCGTGGTGACACGCGAACTCTCAGGCGGAACCGACAACACGCTCAGCGCCGAAATCGGCGACGCCCTCACCGACTGGTACAACCAGAGCATGTGGGACATCATGGGCGCCCCCATGCTCAACACCACCGACGTGCAGCCGACCAAAGACGGACGCACCTCCACCGTCTACGCCTACCAGTTGGAGTATCTGACTTGAAGAGCACGCAGGAGTCGGTCGAAGACCTCATGGAAATACTTTCACCGGCCGCAAAAGACATCATCACCGACGAACAAGTGCGACAAGCCCAAGCCGCAGCCAGCAGCGGCGACAAGCATCTGGCCGGAAAGGTCTTGGGAGACATCTGGAAGCAGGTCGCCGAAAAATCCGCAGGATTGGGGTTAGAACGACTCGACTCCGACGCCTTCGGCAAAAAGGTCGGATGGCTCACAAGCCAGCAGCGTTCCGAAAAAACAGTCAGGGACTTCCTCGCGAAATACAAGCGCGAGTTGGCCATACAGCCGATGCAGGAGGCGACAAACAACCTGTTCGCCGTCGACTCGACCACGGAAGTCGTTCGCGAATCCGTTGGCGAGACCTGCCAATGGTGTCTCGGACTGTGCGGAATATGGCACCCATACGACGCGAACCATTACGGCGTCTGGACGCGACACGCCGGATGCGACTGCAAAATCTACGTAAGGAACAGCCTCACATGACGCCAACCATCACCAACATCGACCGCGAAAGCCCGACGCGCCGCACCATCATGAAAACCGAAATGGTACGATGGTGTCGAGAACAACAACGCCAAACGGCCGAACAGTTAAGGAGGATTCATGGCAGGGAAGACTGAAGAAGCCCTCTCAAGCCGCATGGAACAAGTCAACGGACTCATCGACAAAGCCTACTCGGACATGGAAGAGTACGGGCGGAAAGCCGAAACATCCGACGACGACCGCGAATACTATATGAGCATGGCAAGCAACGCGCAACGAAACTACGTCAGCTTCATGCAACTGCTCATGACCATGACCAAAAACTTCGACGAAGCAGTGAAAGTCGACTCGCACAAAAGCAAGACCACCGCCACGAAAGCGCCGAAAACCACTCTCCAAAAACTCGTAGCGAAGGAAGCGAAACGCTCATGACACTCACCATCGTGGACGAACAGGCAATCTCATTCCCATGGATTGAACTCGTCAAGAACGCGTACTCCATGCGCGCGCGCGTCACCAACTTCAGCGCGGTCGGGAAACGCAGCTTCACCCGCATCCTCTCCAAAGCGGTCGGCGGCGTCAACTCCTATTTCCTCATGCAGGACGGCGACCCGCTCAGCACCGACTACCTCCCCTCCGCAGACCTGCAATTAGACAAAGTGGCCGCGGTCGGCTTGGACGGACGCTGCTACGACGAGAACGCGGACGAAATAGACGAAAACCTCCGATGCCTCACCCTCAGCCACGCGCCCGTCACCGACCAAGCCATACTGTTGGCGCAGCGCGCAATGGTCATCGAAGGACTCATCTCCCAAAACCTCGACCACCTCCTGCTGCCCGAACCCGTCGTGGTCGGCACCTCCCCCGACGTGGTAATCAAAGCCGACCCAAGCAAAAGCGCGTCCGATTGGACGAAATTCGACGCCAACGACGACCACGACACCATCGTCCGGCCTGAAGTCAAACGACTCAGCCAATGGGACAACGGACAGCTCAAAACACTCCTGCAAAACACGGCGCTCAGCTTCCAAATGGAAACCGGACTCCCCCCGCAGGACGCTCAGATACTCGACACGCTCGGAGCGTCCACACAATCGTTGATATCGAACCGTGAAAGCTTCGTCAGCCGCGTCTACATCATCAAACAGGATTTGAACGCCGTGTTCGAACCATTGGGCATCACCCTCGACTACGAACTCACATTCCCGCAGACCGCACAGGACATCGCATCCATCGGCGACGCCTACGGCAAGGGCGCCAACTACGACGTACTCAAGAAATATCAGGTGGTATGACATGCTGGTAAAGAATCCAAACTGGAGGGCGAACGTCCGCCCCACATCCGACGTGGCAATCATGGCCGCGGAATACGTGAACTGGGGTCGCGGAAACGCAATCCTCCCGTTCCAAGTCGAATTCCTGAACAACGCCTTCCAACGCAAGAAGGACGGCACTTGGAAATACAAGCGCGTCGCATTGAACATGCCACGCCAGAACGGCAAAACGAAAATCCTCACCGCGCCAATCCTCTACTACCTGTTCGTGCTCGGACTGAACGTGCTCGTCACCGCACACGAGCAGATTGCCGCCAACAAAATCATGGAGGATTTGAAAGACGCCATCGACTCGAATCCCGAACTGAAAGCCGAAGTCACGCATTTCAGCACCACCATGGGCCGCGAGCGCCTACAGTTGAGGAACGGCGCGTTCGTACGGTTCCGCTCCCGCAAGAGCGCTTCCGCCGGTATGGGTGGAACGTTCGATTTGGTCGTCTTCGATGAGGCGCAGGAACTCCGTTCCGAATACGAGGCGATGATTTCAAAGACGTTGAAGACGCGCCGAATGGCGATGATAATCTACACGGGCACGCCGTTCCTCCCCTCATCCATCGGCGACACGTTCAACGTGTTTTTGGACAATGCGGAAAACGACGATATGGCGTATGCGGTGCGCTACGGCATCGACGACGAGACGGCCGACATTGAGGATGAGCAGTTGTGGGCGCTCACCAACCCGCTCTACCCGGACGTGATTCCACGCGAAGCGTTCCTCACCGACGTGGCGATAGCCAAACAGGGAGGTGCGGACGGCCTCATCGACTTCCGCATCCAAGACTTGGGATTATGGTGGGCGGACAGCATTCCTCCCGCAATCCCGATGGACTTGTGGGACAGCGCATACTCCGACCTCCAACATGACCGCGACACGCTCGTCTACGCGCTCACCTTCGACCCGACCACGAGCACGCTCGCCCTGTCCGTCGCCGCCAGCACCGAAGAAGTGACGGTCGGCTCGCAGCATTACGACAAGTGGGCGTACATCATCGGCGAAATCGTGGACGAACGCCCCACCACCGAATCATGGCAGTGGGTCGCGGACGAACTGAGGACACGCCCCCGCAAGACCACGCTCATCTTGGACGCCGGAGGATTGAACAATCCGATAAGGGACATGCTGCCCCGCGGATTGAACGTCATCCAACTGACCGGCGCCGAATTCCTTGCCTCGCAGCAGGGATTCCTCGACCTGTTGAACGAGGGACGGTTCAAGCATACGAACAATCCGCAATTGACCGCCGAAGTGCAGAACGCGCAGAAACTCAAATCCGGTTCGGATGACCAGTGGAAGTTCGCTCCGATTCGCAAGACCGGAACCACGGCCGGGTTGAAGGGCGTCAGCATCGCAGCATGGTATCGCGGCGTCAACCGTCCGAAGGAACGCAAGGTCAGGGAGGTGATTGCATAATGGGCAAGGATACGGGACTCTACCATCGGAACCGCACCATCCTGCGCGAGCGCACCAAACGGACGGGAGCGCCCTGCTATTATTGCGGCGCGCCCTTCTATTGGGGCCGCAACACCGCGCATCCATTGTCGTTCACCGCAGACCATGTGATACCACGTGCGGCCGGTGGCAGCGACAGGATGGACAATCTCGTGCCCGCCCACATGCAATGCAACCGCGCCAAGTCAGACCACATAGCAAGTCCTGCGACACGCCGAACGCGAACTGCGACGAGAAGGTGGTAGAATAAATACCGTTACGCAGCAATGTGTAGCTCCTCTCTTCTGGCTCTGGTTTGCTAGACACCCCATTTGACGAAAGTCAGATGGGGCGTTATGCTATGTCTATGGAGATGGTCGATTAGACAGTCAGCGCTTCGTCCGCAATGCCAGCCGACCGTCTCCCCAAAACGTACCGACTTGAACCACCCCAGCACAGTCGTTAAACAATGCAAGGGCATACCCACTGGCAAACAGTGGGGTCGAGGCGCACACAGCCGGAAACAATCGTGGTAGAGGCCGAGTCGGGGCCGCAATGAAGAAGGCCGACACCATCCACCTCAACCACGAAAGGCAGTCATGTCTCTAGCGACAATCGAACTGAAGCCCGGCTTCGTCGACCGCAAGCTGATTTCCGAACAGCCCGCGGCCGGAGCTATCGCCAAGATTTCCAACAGCACTCCAATCGACCTCATCGGCACGCAGATGCAGACCATCGACTTCTCCGGCGAAATGGGCATCTTCGGCGAAGGCGCCACCGGCGCGACCGAAGCCGAAAAGAAGAAGTCTTCCAACGGCGCCGCCAACGGTGTCGTGACCATCAACCCCATCACCTTCTACATCTCCTATCGCTTCCCGAAGAAGTTCCTCAAACTGTTCGGCGTTGACGGCGCATACAATCCGACCGACGCCACCTTCCGCGCCGGTTCGCCGCAGACCATGCTTCAGAGCATCCTCGCACAGCCGTATCAGGCCGAAATTCTCGACCAGTACCGCGCGTATGTGAACCGTGCAATCAGCCGCGCCCTCGACTTCGCCCCCATCTTCGGCATCAACCCGGCCACCAAGGACGCATCCGCCGTCGCCCGCACCAACGGCTACGTGCTCGACCATGCCGGAAACATCGACTACACGCCGGGCACCGGAGCGGAAGCCGCCACCGCGTTCAAGCAGGCCGTGCGTCAGGTCGCAGCACAGGGTGACGCGTCCGCGCAGGGCGTCACCACCTCCGCCTATCTGGCCGCAATCGGCGACGGACTCACCACCAGTGGCGCTCCGACCCAGTATGCGGCCGACGTTCCGCTCATCGGCAACATGGTCAACCTTGGCGGCGTCACCCTCGCAGCCTCCAACACCGTGTCCGACACCGCCGCGGCCACCGGCTCCGGCCAGCTGGCAAACAAGGTGCTCGATGCGGTCATCGGCGACTTCGCCAACCGTTTCGTCTGGGGCGCAGTCCCGCTGTCCGGCATCGAAGTGTTCGACTCCGGCAACCCGGACAACTCCGCAGAAGGCGACTTGGGCGCAGTCAACAAGGTGATGCTCCGCACCGAAGTCGCAATCGGCTGGGGCTTCATCGGCGGAACCGACAAGTTCTACGCCATCACCCACACCACCGAGTGACCATACGCATGGGCGGCGGCGACGCCGCCCATCCACTGATTGAACGTTAAACTACGAAAGGAAATGAGATGGGCGCAAAGCAGTCTTCCGCAAACGTGACATTCTCGAAGCCGGGCGCAAGCACCGACAAGTCCGGCTATATTTGGGTCGCCCCACTGGGCACCGCCCTCCCCACCGACGCCACCACCAGCCTGGATGCGGCGTTCGTCGGCCTTGGCTACCTGTCCGAAGACGGTCTGACCGAACCGGCATCGTACGAACCGGGCGATGATATTGTGGCCGCCGGCGGCGATACCGTCGCACAGGCCGACCCGACGTTCTCCAAAACCTGGACCGGCACTTGCATCGAAGCCCTGAACGAAGACCTGCTCAAGGTCGCCTACGGCTCCACCAACGTGACCGTCAAGCCGGCAACCTCGTCAGCCGATGGCTCCATCACCGTAAAGGAGCAGGCAGGAGACCTTGAACATCACGTCATCGTCATCGACGAAATCCTGAAGGGTGGCCGCAGGCGTCGCAACGTGATGGCCGACGCCACGTTCCTCATCACCGGCGACATCAGCCACGTGCATACCGCGCTCGTGAACTTCGAGTTCACCATCAACGCGTATCCGACAGCGACCCAGCCCGCACAGACCCAGTACATCACCATCCCAAAAGCGTAAACTTTCCGAATCCGACGCTGACAGTCACCGTATCCGACGATACGGTGGCTGAAAGGCGGCGCGATGTGGGTGCTTGGAGACTGGGGTCAGTCACAGCCTTGGCTGCG